AAGAGGCTGATGTGCTTGTTGGCTGGAACTCACAAGCCTTTGACAGTAAGCATATCAAGCGAGAATTTGTGGAAAACGGATACCTACCTCCATCACCATACAAAGAGCTTGACCTTATGCGAGTGGTACGGTCACAATTTAAGTTCCCCTCGAATAAGTTGGACTACGTATCGCAGAAACTAGGCGTAGGTAAAAAGGTTCAGCACTCTGGCTTCGACCTTTGGATTCGCTGCATGGCAGACGAGAAGAAGGCCTGGAAGGAGATGAAGGAATATCAGATTCAGGATGTAAACCTGCTGATTGACCTTTACAAGATTCTTCAGCCGTGGATTAAGCACCACCCACACCGCGCGTTGCACGATGAAATCGAAGGCGGATGTCCTAACTGTGCGTCCACTGACCTACAGCGCCGTGGAATTGCAAGAACCACGACCTCGACATACCAGCGCTTCCAGTGCAATAAGTGTGGCAAGTGGATGCGAGGTGCGAAGAGTGTTGAAGGCAGCACTACTCGCCCTATTTAGTCGCAACAAGAGGGGGTCTAGGAAACTAGACCCTTTCCTTGCGTCTAAGGAGCAGTTCATAGAGACCGTCTACAACGAAGAAGACGGGACAACAATCACAATCAAGTTCGCTTGCTCATGTGGTACAACGGTTCGTAGGCTTGAAGATGGATTCTTTGCCTGCGGTCACTGCGAGCGACCGTGCTTTGCCGGCAACTGCAAGGCTTGTAAGACACTTCATTCACTAGACCTATGGGCGGATACTGAATAATGCCAACTACAGACCTAAGTGGTGTATAATGTCACTATGGAAGAAAAAGTTTGCAATAAGTGCAATAAGGCAAAGCCAGCGAATACTAGATATTTTTATCAATACAAGTCTAAGGGCGGTGCACTTCGTGGGATATGCAAAGAGTGCACTAGCCCGGGGCCTGTAAAGAGAAATAAAAAAGAAGATGTATTCAATAGGTATGTAGTTGATAAAAACAACTGTTGGCTATATACATACTCTAAGGATGGGTTGGGTTATGGTGTGTTCTATTACCAGCATACAGCCTACAAGGCGCACAGGATTGCGTATGAGTTGACTAATGGCGGAATACCAAGTGGTCTAGTAATTGACCATCTATGCAGAACTAGGCACTGCATTAACCCAGACCACCTAGAGGCAGTCACGCAAAAGGAAAATGTGCGCAGAATATATCTAGCACCTCACTGCGCTACGTGCACATGCGAGAAGGAGATTCACAATTCCGACCTATGAATATAAATGTCCAGCGTGTGACATCATTTATACCGAGATTCGTGGTATGATGGAGCTTCAGCAGAAGAAGGAGTGCGACAAGTGCCCCTCTCTGCTGGTCAGGGTTTACAACGCACCAACCGTTACGTTTAACGGCAGTGGCTTTTATGCTACCGATAAAAAGAAATAAGGAGGAAACATGCCATACTACATTAGTAACACTCAAGAGAAGTGCAAGGGTGGATGGGCTGTAATTAGCTCAGACAAGAAGATTCACGGATGCCACCCGAACAAGCAGGCTGCAATCGCGCAGATGGTGGCAATCTCGCTGGCTGAAGACGTGGAGCCAGGCGGAACTTGGCCTAGTGACAAGAAGAAGCAGGAAGCAATCATGGCCGAGGCTGAAACCTACAGCCCGCCAGAGGGCGTTCAGAACGCTGCGAAGCGAGCACTCAAGTGGATTGCGGATGGCAAGGCCGGAAGCGGATTCACTGACGTAGGTCGTAGGCGAGCAAGTCAGTTGGCATCTGGCTCGCCAGTAAGCCGAGAGGTTATTGGCCGGATGCGTTCTTACTTTGCTCGACACGAGGTAGACAAGAAGGCGACCGGCTTCAGCTCTGGCGAAGATGGTTTTCCTAGTGCCGGCCGGGTGGCTTGGGACGCTTGGGGCGGAGACGCTGGCAAGAGCTGGGCAAACGGAATTAAAATAGACTAAGGAGGAGCACTTGGCAATACCGGAAATTGACGCGGTAAACCACCCATCGCACTATACCTCGGACCCGTCTGGGGTTGAGTGCATTCAGATTACCAGGCACCGAAACTTTAACATTGGCAACGCTATCAAGTATTTGTGGCGAGCCGGATTGAAGCAGTACAATATTGATGTCCAAGACTTGCGTAAAGCAATCTGGTATATTGAAGATGAAATTAAGCGATTGGAGGGCTAATGACAAACAATATTACATTTAGAACCGATGTCACTGTAGACCTCGTACAGGCGATGGCAAGCGATGATGCAGTAGTTATGGCAGCTCGTGTTTCAAGCGGCTCAGAGAACGATTCTGACCGCAATGCGGGCCTAATTAACTACCTGATGCGAGACCGACATGGCTCGCCGTTCGAGCACAACGCATTTACATTCAGAATCGAAGCACCCATCTTTGTGTTCCGCGAGTTCATGCGTCACCGTATCGCTTCGTACAACGAGGAGTCGGGCCGCTACAAGCAGCTGGACCCGGTGTTCTACGTTCCGGCGCAGGAACGCAACCTTGTGCAGATTGGTAAGGTCGGCGCTTATGAGTTCGTACCTGGTGATGCAAGCCAGACGGTTCGCGCACAGAGGGCAATGATGGCCAATGCCGAGGATGCGTACGGCAAGTACCTAATGATGATGGATAATGGAATCGCCCGCGAGGTTGCTCGCATGGTTCTCCCTGTGAATATCTACTCAAGTATGTATGTTACAATGAATGCCCGCAGCTTGATGAACTTCCTGAGTCTTCGCACAAAAGACGAGACAAGCGCATATCCTTCATTCCCTCAGCGAGAGATTGAAATGGTTGCGGAAAAGATGGAAGAGTTCTTTGCCAAGAAGATGCCATTGACCTATGAATCATTTAAGAAGAACGGTAGAGTAGCACCATGACACAGCCCAAAGTAACGGTATACACAAAACCAGCATGCGTTCAATGCGACCAGACAAAGAAGTATCTGGACAAGCACAGTATCGTTTATGAAACAATCGATGTAAGCCTTGATGCTGAGGCGCTCGAATTCATTACATCGCTTGGCTACATGGCTGCACCGGTAGTAACGTTTGGCGATAATAGCTGGTCAGGTTTCCGGCTTGATAAACTAGCGTCAATTCACAATTAAATAGATAAAGCAAAACCCCCGAGTCACCTCTAGCTCGGGGGTTTTGTCTTGTGTTTTACCTTGTCGGGATAAACCTACGGCATTAGCATTATTGCAACGCCAAGCGCCGAAATAACTACAGAGAAAGCGGCAATAATGATAGCAATCTTGTTGCTCTTGTCATCACGCTGCGTCTTGAGCTGGTGAACATCTAGTTCAATCTCATTGATACGAAGGTCTTGAGCGTCAAATTTCTTTTCCATACGGTCTTGCGATTCACGCATGTTGCGAACGCTCTCCTCAATTCTTCCGAGAGTTACATAGAGTTCCGGTGATTCTGACATTTACTTCTGCTTGTCGGCTTCGTCTTGCAACTTAGCGAATGAAGAGTTCAATTCTTCAACCGATACTGCGCCATCGTTTAGGTAAGCGCGAGAGATTTCCTCCGCGATTTCCATTACGCCAGTGAAGGCAGCCATGATAGCGGACTGCCAGAATGCTAGGCCAATAGCCGAGCCACCAACAAACGCGCCACTAATCTTTAGGATTATGTACGCAATAGTACGACCTGACAGGTCTTTTACGACACTTCTGTCCATTTTTTCTCCAATGTTAGCGCCCATTGGTTAAGTTATATCTATTGTATCTGTATTAGACGGCCTTAGCGGCTGCCTTTTTAGCCTGGTATTCGGCCGCAACCGCTTCTGCCTGAGCCTCATTGTGCTCTGGGGCTGGTGCAATAAGCGCCTCTTCTGGAGTGGCAATAGGAGCAGACGCAATGGCCTTCTCCTTGGCAATCAATGCCTTGAAGAATGCAATCGGCTCAATGTAGTTCTTGCCAGCAGCGTCCCAGATGTGAGACTTGCCGAGGCGAAGTTCCCAGTGAAGGTGCTTACCGGTTGACATGCCGGTGGTGCCCATCTTGCCAAGAGGCATACCAGCAGTTACCTTCTGGCCCTTCTTGACCTTGATGGTGCCATCCTGCATATGAGCGTAAAGAGTGGTGTAGAACTTGCCGTCAATCTTGTGAAGAATAATTACGAAGTTACCAAAGCCACCGCCTGCAGCGGTAGACTTGCGAGCTTCAATAACCTTGCCGTCGTAAGGTGCTTCAATCCAGCATGGTTCGTGGTGCGACCAGATGTCGGTTCCGTTGTGGTGCTTCTTGGTCTTCTGCACAGGGTGGATACGCCAGCCCATTAGCGAAGTAATCTTAAAGTCTTTGCCTAGTTTTCCATCAATTGGAAATTGCGCCTTAGCCATTATTTATCCTTAGATTGCAGAGTAGGTGCTTGCCATCCAGACAAGCTTTAGGTTTGTTTCAGCAGTACTGCCAGCCAAGCGGTGAACGCGGGCCGTAAATGCGGTAGTAGTAGGTGCGCCGAGAATAGTTGCAGAATATGGGCTTGCTGTAGAGCTGCCTTGCACCGTGGCCACAACGAATGGTGCAGCAGATAGCGTGTCATTAAACGGCACAGCGATGTCCACATACCCGCCAGTTGCCGCTGGTCCGGTAAACGACTCAGCGCCACCAATTACACCAACGTTGTCGGCAGTGTTTGCTAGGTTTGCAAAGTGAGTTTCAAGTGGTGCGATGTTATCGCTTGAGGTTGGGTAAGTTACGCCCTTATTAGTAATAGCCATATACTTATTATACCTTGCTTTCCAGCGCTTCGATGCGAGCCGTCAGCGACTTGATAATGCCGTCTTGGTGCTTGACTGCCGATACCAGCGCTGCGGTCAACTCGGCGTAGCGAACGCCATCTGGGCGTTTTGTACCATCAGGCATTGGCTGGTATGACACAAAAGCATCTAGCGCCGTGCCCGCAATTTCTTCCGCAATAAAACCAGGGTAGAAAATTGCATTTTCATTTAGCTCCGCTTCTTCCTTTAGTCGGAATAACTTAGGCTGAAGCGCAATAACAGCATCGTAGTCAAACTCTGCATTGCTTATGTCTTGCTTGTATCGAGCGGATGATGAGGTGCGAATAAACGTACCAGTATCGTTGACGGATGCAGTTGTTGTTCCACCGCCAATATAGGCCGTTCTTTGAAGGCCACCAGCAGTTGAAATTGTTCCAGTAGATGAAATACCGCCATTATTTGTAATGCCAGTTGTATTTATTCCTGAAGTAAACTCAACCAAGTTTGCAAATAAAGCATTTCCAAGGACAGTAGTTCTAGTGTTTGAAACTGTAATGTCATTTGCGCCGCTTGAGATAGACGCACCAGTTCCATCTATGTCAATAGAGCCGTTAATCCCGGCGAGGAAAAAGCTGCTACCGCTTCCGTACAAAGTTGCCACAGTGCCGCTACCGCCATCGACGGTAAGCGAGGTGCCAGAAACTTCAACACGAGCACCAGATGCCGCACTCTTAATGGTGTTACCAATTATGTTGATACCGGTAATCGTGCCACCTTGGATGTTGCTTGCGTTTACAATGGTGCTACTGCCTGGAGTGCCGAGGCTAGTAATAGCGTTGATAGCATTATTCGCAGTGGTTGCTGCGCTGTTTGCTGTAGCAGCAGCGGCTGCGGCATCATCTGCTGCATCTTGGGCCTGCTGAGTTGCGATTACAATAGCAGCATCGGCAACAATCAAATCATTTACAGTCTTGTCAATGCGCTTGTAGTTGTTCTCAAGCTGGACATCGCGGGCTGTGTTGTTGATGCCGTTGGCCTTGATGTTTGATTCTACTGTTTCGATACGCTTCTGCACGTCACGGGCCCACGGCTGTGCCGTAGACGGAAGGTTGCTATTTGGAAATACCATTACACGCTCTTCATAAGTGGGATAATTGTAAACTCGTTAAACTTAAGTGTATCACTAAAGTATACATCAGGGTCTAGCGCGGTTGATTTAAAGTTCGCAAAGGTCTTACCCAACCAAACTGAGTTGAAGTCAGAGATGCTCGCTGATGCGTTCGCTGTAATTGAAGTGCCTTCGGCAGAGTACTGAGCGGCCGTGATTCTGAAGCGGTTGCTGTCAACGGTTCTCATGGTTCCAGGTGTCGAACCAAACGGCAACTGCTTTACAACGGTCTCTGATAGTTGTACAGATGGACCACAAACCTTCTGGGCTGCAGCAACTCCGCGAATCGCTAGGTCGCTCCTCTTAGTGATAAATGGATTATCGATTGCCGATACCTCTGACTTGGATGTCAGTGAAGACGATGCACCGGTCTTGAATGTAACATTTTTCTTGTCGAAGAATACGCCAGTACCGGTAATGTAAAACGCTGGATATTCCGAGCCATCCGCCTCTTCAATACCAATCTTATAAGGCGCTAGGCCTTGGCCGCCAGCAGCCTTCTCGATGGACGAAACTGGAGGAGCTGTAACGGTAACTTCAATCTCTGTGGGATTTTCAGTAAGCTTGACCTCTACCTTTCCACCAAGAGAGTTCCACTGGGTTGGGCTGATAGGCAAGTTGTCCGTGCCAACGACTACGTACTGGCCAGTAATGCCAGTGTATGGGTATGGTGTAATGGTGCTAACGCAGACTGGCTGATTTACAGAATCAAGCGATGCATTTACGCTGAATCGCTTAGTGATTGTGTCTCCAGCCTCTACCTGCATTGAGTCGGCAATCGAAACATTCTTAGGGTTGTAGCCCATGACTTCAACTGTATCTGAGATATCTCGCACAATGCCATTAGTCTTGTAGCTCGTGTTGTAGTTCGAGATTGTGACTTCTTCTGCCGCTTCGTAAGCATTTACATTTAGTGAGGCTGTTTCAATCTCTTGGTCGTAGGTGGCATCTGACTGCTTTGCCTTGCGGAAAACAAGTTCGTCAACATCTACATACATCTCTAGGCCGATGTTATCGGTTTCGCTTAGGCTAACTCCGGCACAGAGCATCTTAAGGTGTTCCCAGACGTTGCCATTCCAGCCGATAAAGTTAACCGGAATTGCCTGCAGCTCAGTTGACAGCGGTCCATCGATTACCGGTGTAACACCAACAAGTTCGCAGTAATATTGAATTGCGGTCAGCAGGTTGCCGGTGTCCCCGCCGTGCATCTTAGCGGTGCGCTCCACGTTCAGGCGAGACTGCAGGGTGTCTCCGGTTACAGAAATAAATCCATCAGTGTTTGATGTTTGCTTTACCTGAAAGCGGATTGACCCACGAGCGTCATCGGTAAGAGTCATAGTGTTGTTGATTAGCAGATTGCTATTTGGGTGAGTGTTACCAAGCTTGTCCTCTGACCTAGCGGGCGCAATAAAGTTTACTTGGCCAGTTCCGCCAGAGATTTCCGATGGGTCTAGGGAGGTAACATCTTCAGCGTATGAGTACGACTCTATGCTTTTTGTTGCTACAGCTCCGCTGCCAGTGTCGTTAGTAACTGAAGGATACATTATACCTCTACTAGGCTAGTCGACATGCCGATTCTGCCGTTGCCAATCGCAGACGAGTAGTACTCCATCTGGGGTGCAGCAGCAAATTCTAGGCCGGTAGTTCCACGGCCAGTAATAAAGTCCCCAGTTGCCACAGCAGCAGTCTCTGGAAGAATCTGTGCAATCATTCCAGTAATCTTTACACCGGTTGTTGCGCTGGTGGTGGCTACGAAAATCTTTACATGAGAATAAGTGTCGCCAAGAATCTTGGTATTGGTTCTGATTGAACCACCGGCAGTAATCTTTGCTGGATTGATTGCAGTAGCAGCCTCGCCAGTAGAGCGTAGATATGGGACAATGCGGATGCCTGTCGAAGCGCCATCTGCTGGTCCATGCCAACCAAAGTTTAGGGCGTAGTCCTTAGGGATGATGAGGGTAAGCTGCTCTTCAGACTCGTAGTTAGCAGCGGTGTCAAACTCAAGGTACTTGCTAGGGAAGTTCTTTGCAACGGCCTCTGGTACAAAATATTGTACCAGACTAGGGACAATCTCTGGCCACTGTGACTCGGCCAACATAGGCACAGCCCAGTGAGGTGGCAGGATGTTGCTGTCCACGGCGTATGGGTCATTCCAGTAGAATGGGCCATCGCCATAAACGCCATCATGGAAATCTTTGATTGTGTTTAGGTTCTGCTCGATGTAAGAGTCATTCATTTCGCCAAGCCATGACATGTCAAAGCGGCGGTGAGAAGCCTTAGAGCGGCGCACGAAGGCCCGACCATTGAGAAGCTGAGATTCCTTAGACCAGTTCTTCGCATCGCCCTTCATGCCAGTGCTAGGGGCTTTAATCCAAGTCTGCTTTGTCTCGTTGCCAAAGTAAACCTTACCCATTAGTTGCTTCCTCTCTGCGCCAAGACTGCATTTCCAGAATTGGTTGACTGAGCGATTTTCTTATCATCGCTGTATAGTGTAA